ACTCTACGATATCTATTAGGTCATTAAATAATAATTTAAAATTACTTGTAAAAGTAATTGCGGCACGATCTGTATTAAATGTATAATCTCTACCTTTTATTACTAACGACTTTGTTGTTACATTGTCGATAGTCCTAGTTACATAAACCAAAACAGATTTATTGTTTGGCTGAGTATCATTGAATATACTTGTAATTTCATACGACACAATGTCTGGATCAATCACAGTATAGGTAGGTATCACAGTTCTGTTTTCATCACCGTGCGGTAGCATATCACTTTGGTACCACGGGAAACTACTGTTCTTAACGCTGTGCATCTGTAGAAGCACTGCATCAAAACTAGTTTGTACATTGTTTAGATCTAAATTAATTTTGCCTGCAACTTCTAAGAAGTTCTTTTTAAATTTTGAATACTCTCTATTGGCTAACTTAATAGCGTTAACCGCATCCATTGTTGGATGGTTTAAGAACAGCCCTGCATACACAGCAGGAGCACTGTGTTGCAGTATACTTCCAGATGTGTTTTTATACTCAATGTCTCTTAGGTTACTGCTTCCAGGAACACTACCGACAACATTAAGGCTGTTGTTCTTCAATTCAGTTAAATGATTGCGCATCTGTCCTAGTGTAACTGTAGACAGATTTTTGTTTAGAGTATTGATATCTAAGTTAATAGGAACTTCGTAGTGTGCGTTGGCTGTTACAGGTACGTCTTGATTAAAGATGGCAACAAATACTGCATCATTTTTTGTAATAAGATCAGGATTAACCAATATGGCAAATTTATCTACAACTTTTGTAGTTGCAAAATTGCCTACACTTAGAATTTTATTATTTACATAAACTTTAATATGTGGGAAATCTGTACTTACATCAGGAAGATGATCAACTGGGAATAAGTTAGTAACGCCGTCGTAAATAAAATCATAGATCTTAAATTGTTTACTAAAGTCTCTTGCGATCTGCCAGATGTTTTCTCTACTGCAAGTTGTGGTTGATGCATTTTTCTGTAAGTAACCAGCATTGACTTTTTGTGTAGTTACAACATTAGTATCGCCTGTCAGGTAAGTGAATGTTTGAGAATCAAAAGTATTTTCAAATTGGATATCACCTTGATTTGCAAAGTTTTTATAACTTAAAGGGAAGCCCAGTACCTTATCGTTATTGCCAGTTCCCCGCTTGTAGGAAATTACTTTAGATCCAGTAAATGTTGTACCAGTATATGTACTTGCATCAGCATAACTTATACCTGTACTGTCAACTATGTCGAATAGAGGTTCTTGGTTGTTTGCTGTTTTTTCTTGTGCTATTGTCCAACTTGTGCCGTTATAGTGCCATCCCTTGCCACCATTTGCGCCCGATAGGACTAGCACAGTATTATTGTCTACAACAGTTGCATCATCTGCTTCAACTAGGTATGCTTTATAAACATCACTCGGGTCATCTACTGCTTTTTCAATTGTAAAGTTGTAAATCTTGTTTCTTACATCGTTATCTGTGTCGTTTGCAAATACTACTCTATCGCCAGTTGTAAGAGTAAGTGTCCCTACAGTAAAAACTGTTGTGTCGACTGATACTACACCTTGCACCTGCTGGAACGCACGAGTAATGGTTGTATCTAATATGTCAACAGGTAGCTTGGCAACCGCTCCATTATTGTATAATTGATAATCTGCCTCAAATTCTATGATAGGTCTGCTGGCACGTTGTGTTTGGTCCAACAACACTTCTTGATCAAGATAGCCTGCTGTTTTCTCTATTACATCTATGTGAACCCATCTATTAGCACGGCTCCATGCGTTTCTATCTAAACTGGATCTATTAATTGTGATATAATCAGGAAACTTTGGTTGCAGATATACTTCAAAACTTGCACCTGATCCTGATCCGCCTGTAACTGTTACAGGGTTAGTAGGTAGGACTGTGTAGTTTCCTCGTTCCTTAATCTTGAATGTTTTGATAGGTCCAGACTGCGGTGCTGTAACTGTAATTACAGGGTTAGATTCATAACCACTACCACTACTCGCTAGTGTAACTGCTGTAATAACACCATTGGTTATTGTCGCTGTGGCGCTAGCCAAACTTCCGCTGGCAGGAGTAGCAAAAGTTAACGTTGGTGTTGCCAAGTAACCGCTACCGCCATCTACAATAGTAACTGCTGTAACTGAGCCCGAAGTAGGATCTATAGTTGCTGACAACACAGCAGTATCTTGAGTTATGCTATCAACAACTGCTACTGCCGCAGTAGTAAAAGTACCACCTTGGATAGTAACTCGATCATCGACTTGGTAGCCTAATCCGCCTGCTGTAACAAAACTGTTGTTTAGTGTTTCTACACTGATAAGCTCGTTCTCTGGAACTAGACGTATACCCGTGCCTACACCCTCAACATAGTAGTTCTTGTTTTGCCAACTTGCTGGTACTGTAGAATCAAAATTAATTTTTAACCCGTTTGTGAATACCACACCATTAGGACTTATATAATTAAGTTCTCCTAGTATATCTGTGCTAGGATCTATAGTGTCAACACTAGGGTCAACTAGGTTTATAATACCACTTGCGGCTGAATCAGCTTGATTCTGATAATATAAATTTGCAAGTGGTGCTGTGATATAAGGAACGAGTTCGTATACTGAATTTCTAACAAACCATTGTTTGCTTGCATACGTAGCACCGCCTGTTATTCGTACTTTGTGGTCTTCAGGAACAGCAATTTTAGGTAATAATAAAATTCTGTCATTGCCTTCTGCGTCTGGCTGTATTGAAACTGTATAAACGTTAGTCCTATCAGCGAGTGGGATCTGTACACTTTGATCTAGATAAACAATACCGTTCTCAGTCCTGGCAACGTTTATCCAAAAACTATCGTCGATGTATGCCCTATTTACAAAAACAACCGTGGCGCCGTCTAGGTATGCAACAGGACCGTCGATACCACCGTATGTGTTAATTAAGTCTTGTGGCTTTGCACCTTGCACTTGATTGAATGCTAAATCAGTAGCATAACTAACTGACTCTACAGTTGGGAAACTTGTGTACTGATCTTGTGCTGTTGCACTAGGGACTGTAAAAGTTACCGTTCCGGAATCTGTTCCGTTATTTGCAACACCAAGTACTCCCCTAGTTTCTACGTTACTCTGATCAGGGTCTACGCCATCTGTGCCTGGCTTGCCTTGGATCCAAAAATTATTTCCTGGATTATTAATTACAAATTCGTATACTCCACCACGTGCTAGTGTAATATTTGGGTTAGGCACATTACCACTGCCTGTAAATTCAAAAGCATTATTAACAGGATTATATGTTACTGTAAACGTTTGACGAGTACTTACACCAGTGCTGGTAATTTGTACTGGGTTTGGACCCAGGCTTAACCAATAATATTGACTGAAGTTAACAAACTTGTCAAAACTAATTCTAGGGTCATAAGAATAAAATTCATTGTCAAACAGTCTATTGTGGTTATTTGTAATGCCGCCTTCGTATCCAATTTTGTTAACAATGTCTACATAAGTTGTTGCATAATCTACTTTTTTAGTTAGTTGGTCTTTTATTACTACACCAGGCTCCAGCTGATAGTCTGCTCTTGATGCTGTTGGCTCAGATACATAACTGTCGTTCGCTTTGTAAGAAGGTGCTAGTTTTCTACCAATGTAGCCATTAACCTGTTTAAGATTGGGCTCACTGATTAACTGATCAACTGTGGCGTTTAAAAACTTTTTGTTAGTATCAGTTTGAAAAACGTCAGGTAAAAACTGATGAGTTTTGAATGCTGCCATTGCCTACCTTCCTATACCCTATTAAGTTGTCCTGCTGTGATAGCAGAAATAATTTGTACATCATTAACTGTTGCCGCACTTACAAGTATCTCGTTTGGCTCTGTGTTAATTTGATATAAGTTACCAAAACTGTTTGATCCTGAATTAGGCACAATAATGATACTGCTTACTGTTGGTGTTAGTTCGCTGTGCAAATATGCACTTAGCTCACTAAAGTAAAATGTTTCGCCAAAGTCCCAATTGTTGATGTCAAAGTAAGAATTAATAGAATCAATTACTAAACTCTTAACTTCATTATCACTTACATTAGAACTTGGATTCTTAACTACCTTAAACGTGGCTCGTAATGCTGATTCGGCTTTGCTGCCAAACAAAGGTTTAAACTTTGCGGCATTATATATCAAACTGTCACTTACAGTTTTGAGATTTTCAATGGTGCTGTAATCTGTTTGCAAGTCTTCGCTAGTTGGTGCAACTGGCTCTTTTAGTGTTGCTGTTGTATCCGTAATGTATGCAGTGTAGTCGTCACTATAAGCCTTGGTCAATATATACAAATCTATTAAATTATTTGGGCTAGGGTCTATTCTATTGTTGTTTGGGCTGTTATGCTTGTACTGGAACGAAATCTGCTCCCTACCAACTCTGGCAATATAGTTTGTCAACTGTGTTAGTGCTGTGCCACTAGATTGGAAAAACTTATTATCCGTGTACGCATAAAAGATTGTATTAATTGCGTACAAAGATATATTGTTTAATACATCGCTTTCAGTTGCGTAACTAGACACTATGTCGGTCCTTGTTACAGGATCATATTGCAAGAAGTTTACGCTGTCCTGCGACTGTACAAAGAATATATACTTGTTCTGTGGGTTAACCGTGGGCGCAACAAACGTGGTAAACAAATCAGGGTCGTCTGGTACACCGTCTAGATTTTCATCTAAAAATGTAACTAGTATTTTTCTATTGTCTTCTGTACCGTCGCTGGCAATAACACGATTATCAATCTTCCAGGTTTGCGAATAGAAAATACTGTCTGAACTGTCAGGTTTTGTATTGGTTCTTAATAACTTTATCTCGTCAATAAGTGTAGTTGCTGTTCTTGAATCGTATACTTTTGCATCTGGATTAAAATAAAAACGTGTTTCCCTTACACTTTGGAAAAAGTACTTTGTTCCTCTACTGACTACGTTGTATTCTTGATTATCGTAACTTAATTTCAAGAACCAACTGTTATCTAAATTAGTTCCTGTTGTACTACCTGCATTAGTTAGACTAAACTCGCCAGTACCAATGTTTGCTTCGGTAACAATTTTCCACTCCATGTCACTTACATCGTAACGTAGAGCAAATGTTTTGTAACTTAATATATTATTAATAATAGTAGTAATAAGTGTTGATGGCCATGAATTTTCAAATACTGGAATCACTTCTGCTACTATAGCAGTACTTGGGACAACCACGCTTAGTATAGCATTGCCTACTCCAGGAGTGGGGTAACTAATTATGCTTGCCCACATGCTGGTGCGCTGGAACTCTGTTGTAGGAGTTCCTGTAACCAGTTGATTTTGTGCATTAAAGTACTTGCCGGACGGAGCATTAAACTTTACAAGAGCTCCTTGTGTTAAGAACACATAACTATCAGAACTGAATGTGCCAGTACTGCGCCCGCTACTGTTAGTAACTTGTGTCCAAGTTGCTGTTGGTGTTTGGCGTGTTGCTGTTCTGTAGTACAGATTCTTTACCTCTGACTGCGAAATAAGATTTTGTATAGAAGTTTGTACTAAGTTACTTACTTCACTCCTACTGGTAAACTGAAATGTAACTGCTGTGGTAGATACGTCTTCTTTGTAGATCTCGCCATCTTCAGCAAAGATATTTGTGCTGGAGTATTTGCCTGTTGCGTCAACAACATCTAAGTATCTGCTTATGCCTGAACTGCTTCTATTAACAGCCTTGGCTTTGAGTATGGTGCTAAAAGTGGTATATGGTAAGACATTATAGTCCTCGCCTGATACCATGCGATTCTGTGTGTAATACTGTTGTGGTGCTTTTGTTCTAATCTCGTCAAGTGATTCGCGACTGGTTGCATTAGTAACCGTATACTGTAAACTAGCACGAACTGTTAATGTTTCAGTACGTCCTGTTTTACTACGATAAGGAATGCTAACGTTGATAGAGCTCATCTCCTCTGGTGTAATCTTATATGTTTGATTGTTTGACAATCTGTAATACAATCTAAAATTACCATCTGGAATGTTTGTGAACGATCCGTCTCCAAATATCAAATCAATTTGATCATTTGCTCGTGTACCGACGCTGTACAGATTTCTTTCTGCAGTATTGTTGTATATAACATTGATGCCGTTAACTGCTGGTACTTTAGTCCACTCTGTGTCAATGTTACCATTGGTATCTAATCCATACAACCATACGTCATTGTTATTGATGTTATTAAAGTTTACATTTACAACACGGTTAGGTAAACTTTCACTAACATTAAAATCTAAGTTTAGTAGTTCGCCCTGTTTAAAGTAAAAGAAATATCCAGTATTGTTTGATGCGTTGCCTTGATTGTCATTCTTGTATAGGAAATTAAAAATACCGTTAGGCTGTGGATCTTTTTCGTAGACATAATTATAGTCTGCTGTTGATGCGCTTACAACTTCAAATCTTGTAGTAATTCCTGATATGCTGGCATTAAACGACTTAACTGGAATAATGTTGTTTAACATCTTTACAGTATACTCATCAGTTTTGATACCATTCAGTGTTTTTGTTGCTCCAGGTTTACCTATAGACTGAGTAGTCAACAATGAAGCATTAAGTACAGCAGTAAATTGTTCTAGCCAGTTCTCGTTAGTACTGTCGTTCCAGTTGATAATAGTGTTTGCAAGATTATTTCCTTCGCTATCGAAAACTCTTTCGCTGGTTGAAACACTTTGGAATTTTATAAAGCCGCTGGCAGGTATATTACGCTTTGGGTTGTAACTGATCAATTTGGCCAGTTTAAGAATACTGTCTCTACGCTCTGCAGTATCTAAAAAGTTTTCTCTAGCATTTAAATCTGTTCTAAACGCTAAACTTTGTCCCAAAAACGCAATTAAATCAATAAGTGCAATGTATTCACTTGATTCTGTAAAGTCATTAAAGTCTTCTGGGTAGTAAGTACGCAAGTATTCGATCATGCTCTTGCGTATAGTTTCAAAGTCAAAACTTTGAAAGTTAGCGTCTTTGAATGTTTGATAAATTTTAGTCCAATCCTGTTGAACTAATAAACTTGTTTGTCTTGTAGTAGTGGCCATATTGTCATTAATACCTGTTATTCAGTATTTATGGCATTTAAAATGTGCTACTATTATACTACAGCTACTTGTTCGCTGTTTGAGTTGAACTCTAACTGTAGGCTAGATGAGAAATTTCCTGGAAGGAATGTTAGCTCGATTTCAATCTTGAGACCTTGTTCAAATTCGTTTATAATTACACTATCTGCACGTAATCTGGGGTCGTATTTCACAATGCGAGTAACATCAGCTACTAAAATTGCTTTTAGATCCGCTGTCATAGGTTCGTAAAGGAGCCCCCAGATTATCGTACCGAAATCTGGGTTCATTAGTTTTTGACCTTTGTGTATGTTGAAGTGATTTATCAAGTCCTGTCTAACCAATTCAAAGTCAACAAGATGGAACTTTTTAACCCTATCAACAGTACTGAAACCTCTATATCGTATAGCCATATGTATATTTACTCCGTTTAACCGTTAGAAATAACTACCCCTGAGCCTAGCGTATTAAAAGCATATTTGCCAGCATTGTAAAATAGCGATCCTGGTCTACCTTGGCCGTCTACTATAACATCTGCGTCTTGTTTCCATTCTTTAACCTTGGAAGTTATAACTGATGTATAAACATTGGTTAGTCTCGAATCGAGAATATTAATATTTGCTCCTGCAGAGTCAATAGCTCTGAGCTTTGCTAATCCTTCAACGTTACTAAACAATGCACTTTGTACAACCTGTGTTGTTTTTATTGCAACATTAGTTAAGTCTTCAACTGTTGAATATAACTTTCGTTCGTTGATAGGTGTGGTAGATGTTATTGTAAACTTGTCAGCAATGTCAGCAATGCCACTGTCGACATAGTGTTGGTATGCTGTATCAGCACTGCCCAAGTAACTTAGCGTGTTTGATAATTGTACAGCAAGATTTGATGTACGTGCAATGATGTAACTTAGGTCTGTGTTGCGCAATCTTGATACTGTGCCTGTTGCAATGTTGCTGGTAATTGCTTTGCCTAATCTAAAGGTACTGTTGTTGGTAGTATCTGTCATGGTGTGTATTTCGTAGATACCGTTGTATGTTCCGGCACCAGACACCTGCACTGGTAATCCTTGCACAAACAGTGTTCTCAATCCTGTTAGGGATACATCACTTAGTGATTGATTCGCACTGCCGATACTGCTAACAGGATATTGTGCTGAACTGGTAACAGTTCCTGTGTCTACTGTAACAGCAATGTTTGCATTGCCTTCTTGTTGATCACTGTAATCAAATTCATATAAGTTTATTACATTGCCAACAGTTTTTACTCCGTTAAGCGAAGTAAGTAGCACATTTGCTAGATTAGATTTACCTAAACCTGTGTCCACAGTTACAGTTCTTCCTGAACCAAAACTGTGCGTGGCAGGGAAAGTGTTTATGAATGCAACATTGCTTACTCGGGAAACATTAGCAGTAATATACACTTCATCGGGTATGGTAAAACTGGTGCGATAAGTGGATATATGATCTTGGAACTGGTACGCTACAGCAAGAATACCACAAATAATATCACCAGTGTCGCCTACTTCTATAACTCCTGCGTCTATACATGCTTTGTATTGTTCAACCAGATACCTTTCCATTATGCTATCTTGCACTGCTTGATTGCTTAAGAAAGTTGCGATTGAATCTATGCCATCTTTGTTTGTCCACACTTCACCATTCTCGATGATATAGCCATAGTTGATTAGGGTTTTGATATGCACAGCGTATCTACCGAATCTAGGTCCTAAGCTGTAAGCAAGATTGTTCCCTGTTTCCATGAATGCAATCTGCGTCATTAATGCTTTAACACTGCTTCTACGCAAGCCCGGAATGCCCGGTTTTATACTTTCTATTGCAACGCCAAGGGCGGCACTGGGTAGATTTAATATACTCCTTGGAGCCAGCTGGTTGGTCCTTGGTGTTTGTTTGGCTACAATTATGCCTTGATCTGGAATAGCCATTATATGTCCTGTTGTTTTTTACTAGGCGTCGAAGTGCCGTTGTTCTTTTGCAGAGGTCCGGTTTCTCTAGACCATGGTTCGTGCGTTGGGGTAAAGGTTGCTATACTGTCAAGTGTGCTGACTGGGTCAATTATCCATCGTTTAGTTCCTGCATCAAACTTAACATCTTGCTTTTTGTACTGTTCCAACGATGCTACACGATCTGGAATATCAACGGCTTTACCTGACGTGTTTAAGTGTACCTGTGTGCCAGTTAACCACAGTTCGCCCCGGCCAACTGTCCATCCACTGGTTGTGCCTGACTTGATCTTGATCTGGCCGCCTACTCTCAAGTCATATCTGCCAGCATCCATCAAATGCTCGTTGGCAACACGTTCACGTTTTTGTTGTGCTTGTACTTCTATGTTCTTTTCTGCAAAACAATTTATACTGTCTCCTGCTTGTATGTTAACATTTGCGTCTGCGTGAAGATTTATATCCAATTCACTACGCACACTTACAGTTTTAGCACTGTATACGTTTACTGCACCGTTAGGAGTCAGCTCAACATACGCTGTTCCGTCTTTGTTGGTTATATAGATGATGTTTTCTGTGTCATGCATCAATATGGTATGTCCGCCAGCGGTACGTAATCTTACTAGATCGTTGTCACCGTAAATATCACCATCATCCATGACCAGTGTGTGCCCACCCGAACGTCCCTGCGGATTATTAATTTGTGTGCGGTTGTCTGGATTGCTTAACAGCTCGTTAACTGCTTCCTTTGACTCGGCGGTTTTTGTAACGTCAGGATATGGTCTTCCTGGTGTGCTTAAACCAAATACCCTGCTGGGTGATTCTCTTTGGCTGCTACTTGTAATTGTTCCCCTGACAGGATCTGTTTCTAAGCCTTGCTGTAATACCACTTCGGCTTGTACCTGATGGGCTACTCTTTTTAAATTCAACAGGTTGCCATCTTCGTTTCTATCATTATTGTTTAAGTTTACTTCACTGGCAGGCAAGTAAACGTCTCCGTCCGTTAATCCCCTGCCTTCAAGACCGCTGCCTTTGAATATTGTTTTATCATTTTTTAGTCTACTGATGCCCGGCAACATGTGTCTTGAATCAGCGTCGGGAACACACGCAAACCAGTATCCTCTACTGATGTCACCTGCTACAAATGTAACCAATACTTGATTACCTATGTCTGGAGGGACAGCCCAGAACCCGTAAGTTTGCTGTTCATATGAAAAGAACTCGTCAGATGATACTGTGCCTTTAGTTGACCCGCCAAAAGGACTTGCATAGGTTACTGTAATGCCTACGTCTACGTCCGACCCTTCAAATTGGCCTGACAGGTCTGGAATGTAAACTTCAAGTCTGCCTAGTCTTGCAGGGTCTACATTATTTTTAACGATTCCTATATAAGGCCCAGAGTCTACAACAATACCCGAAGTACTGACTCTATCGTAGAGTGGATTAATACGTTTTCTATTTGTTGAATTTGCCATTATGCGATTCCTACAGGATTACTGAAGGGGGGTGGATTTTGTTGTATTTCTACAGTTGTATCGTTTACATTGGCCTTAGAAGATTGGGTCTGCTGTTGTGCGGATTCCGGAACGCCTTCTCCGTTAACTATAGGAAACACACCTGGGTCGGGATTGTTACTTGCTTCTACTAATGCGGTGATATCGTTACCGGCTATGCCAAAAACATTGTTAACTTGTTGTACTTCAGGTTCGGGTGCAGACACAAAGTTTAGGTCGTCTTGTATACCCAGGACGTTGCTAATTTCTTGCACTTCGGGTTGAGAGTTGTCTGCGTCTAACTCGGGACTAAAATCAGTAAGTGTATTAGGCATTTTAATAATTTGTATAGTTTGTTCAAACTGTCCTTGCGAAAGTGTGCTTTCTACTGTTAGGACTTTGTATACTCCACTAAATGTAGAATCTAGTTTATAACCTGACGATAGTGTGTCAGCAGTATTGGGATTCGTTATCCCAACATTATCATCTATATCTGTTGCACTTTTTACTAGAAGTTGCACATAAACTTGATTGGTATCAAAAACTATTTGTCCACTATTGTTTATGGGCAACTCTGGGGTTATGCCTTGTTTAAATTCATCGTACCCTCCGCGGGACGGATTGTAGTACATGTCATCCTGTTTAATAAATGCCGGGTCACCAATTATTTTCATTTGAATACTAAGCATGTCTCCAGCAGATGTGCTGTAGATGCTTCTTGCAAGATCAGTAACTGTAACGCTTTTAAAGTCATCGGTTCTATTTACTTGCCCTGATCCTGGTGCGTTTGCTCCCACAGGAACGACCGAAATTGGTAGATCTCTAGGGGATTTATCAGTTGATATATACGGAAATTTATTTTCTACCTTGTTTATATCTGTCTCTTTACGTTTAGACAAACTAGATCCTGCTCTGTTCTTGAAGAATTGAGTTTTTGCGGTATAAAATGCAGTATCGAACGTTATGTCAAGATCAATAATATCGGTATTTTTGCCTGTGTACCTGTAATTGTATGTACGAACAACATTGTCTTTTGCTATCTTTGTTTTAGCAAAGTCGGGATGATTTGTATTTGCAGTAATATAGGGCACGATATTATATGTAACTTCCATTGCATAGTCCTGCGCATCTCCGTTATCATATTCATTTAACTTAACCTCTGGTATAATCTTATACCAGTTTAGGAATTTAAATTCATCAAGACTTTCCTCTGCCTCTACACGATCGTTAAACTCTGTTACTTGATCTGTTATGTAGTCACTCTTTTGCATTACCATGTCGATAACACTATTAATATTCGTTCCTTGCTGTATAGGGAAAGTTTGCTCTGTTCTGGCTTTTGGTATTTTTCCGTCACCAAATGACGCTTGCGCTTGGAGACCAGGAATTACACTCGCCGCCATAGGTACTGTTTTAAGTTCTGCTGTTAAAGGATTAACTATCTTGCTGTCAGCAAATAACGGATCGACGTTAAATTTAACAGTTAATCTGGGGAATTTAAAATTTGTATTGGGGCCACTGGTGCTTCTATACCATTCGTTAATACTGGCCGGGAAACTAGAAGTTTTGTCGCCTTCTTCTTCTGAGTTATCAAAAAACTCCCCAACAGTTCCTGCTTTGACTGTAAGCATTTTAGGGATAGATGCTGTTGTCTGTTGAAACGGAGAGTGATTATAGGCTATAGCATTAATCTTGTACTCGGTATTTCCTTCACCCGGTACAATTTTCATATTTAGAAACTTTATAGGAATGCGCTTAGTGTCAATAATAAAATTGTTACCGTCTGGATCACTTGCATTGCCAAGAAAGTCAATTTGCAACATGTAAGGTTGCGCTAAGTAGTTTCCATCACCTGTTGTAATATTCGCACTTATTAATCTGTCCAAGAAAGTCATGCCATACGGTTCTATAATTTCAAAGTCGAACGTAAGTGTATTGCTTGCACGTGAGTTTGCATTTAATCCAACAACTGTAAACATTTTAAAATTATCAATGCCAAAGTTAACTTTGAAATCAGGATGTCTATTGTTTAGTTCTCCGCCTCCACTTTGTACTAACAAGTTTTTAGGTACAAAACTACCCGGATTCTCAGTCAAGTCGTTATACTGATCCCTGGTTAAAAGATATAGGCTAATTCTATACGTGCTACTTGCATAATCATGCAGGACATTTGTGCGTCTCAGGTCATCTTGGGATATTGCCGCTTGTTGCGAAAGTTCATTCTGCTTTGTGTTGGCATCACTGGTTTCGTCTGATTGTGAACCCAATTGTAGTTCACCTTCTCCAACTAGTCTACCGTCAAACCCATCGTCCTCATTGCTTACTACAGCAGGACGCTCTTGGCCAAATGCAACTGCTTCTCCGTCTGGGTTAAACACTGCTCCTTTGGCTTTGTTTTCTTCTTCGTCGGTTAACAGTTCTGGATTGGGCGTAAATGCTTGTACTCCTTCGCCTTCGAATGTAGAAGATTGTGTGTTTTCTATTTCAGATTCAGCAGTTTGTGCCTTGGAACTGTTTAGATCGCCTTGTTCATTTTTTAACTCATTAAGTTCTGCGCTGAGAGCTTCTGCTTCCCTATTTAAATCTCTAAGGATTCTCTCATCAAAGAAAGTGTCAGCTCCGATTTTATTTTTAAATTCAATCTGAGATTCTAGGCTCTCTCTTCTTCCATCTATTCGATTGAGTCGTTTCTCTATTTCATTAATTCTGTTTTCTAGGGCTGCCACCTATTAGACTCCCAAATCTGATTGGAGAGTTGTTTTCTTGGGGATATATATTTGTGCGCCTGGTCTGAAGTCACGCAAAGGATCTTTAAGTACGTTAGGGTTGCGTTGTGCAAATACCCACCATAGTCTACTGTCGCCATACAAGTCAAACGCTAATATGTCCGGACGTAAATCGTAAACTTTGTCTATTTCATACAACACATCATCTGCTCTCTTGGTTATTGGTCTATTAACCATAACGTCAAGGTAATTGCCAGACACATTAGTGCTGGCATAAGGACTCGATGTTGAATACTTTACGTTTGCCATTAAATGAATCCTTTATCTAACTGTTGGCCGGCTGCAAATTGTTCAAAGGAGAATTCCAATTGTCGCTTTCTGCTGTACACTGGTTGTAGAGTAACTTGTATATTACTTAATGTAGGAATACGTTGTCCGTTGCTCGCTGATATATAGTCTACAGCTGGTGGCATTTGGTGTGAAAAATTAGTAATCAAGCACGGAACATGTGGCAAATAGTGTTTACCGTATCCATCCAAATATACTATCGGTGGCGGTGATCCTTGGAATTCTCCCGAATTACCAAAAAACATTTTCGTAGCTGATCTAAAAAAGTGTAGTGTTGCTAACACATAGTTTGCATCAATAGGTGTTTGTGCAGAAAATTCCCCGCTGATTTGGATAGCCTGTACTTGACTGCTTTGATAAAAGTAGTTTGTGTAGTTACTGTGTGTTAGATCAGTGGAGTTGTATTTTGCTGACTGCTGTATTTGCAGGGTTGGAGCATAAGGAAATATTACCCCGTCAGTATTCAGCAACGGATACATAATGTCTCCGCCAGCTCTGTATAGTATGTTTGCGTTCGGGGAAACACTGATTCTCACACGCCAATCACCATTGTTTCCACTGGTTGCATCAGGTACCTGGCTCCCGCTATCAGCAAAAGTAACCACGCTATCAATACCAACTTCTCGATTTTCAGCGCCTGGTGGTAAGAGGCCCGATACCAGTCTGCCATCAAATCTCTGGCCGCCCCCGGAGGCTAATCTTGCCCCGGCTAGTCTGGCCTCTTTCGGGTCAGGGTTTGGTGGAATAGCGGCTGGACTATTATTTGGTTTACCGTTTAAAAACGCAAAATCAGCGTCGTTGATTCCGCCGCGAGGTCCGTTAGGACTCTGATTAGTTCTTCTATTAGTAGTACTGAACCCTGCAGTGGGATTGGAAAGTGTTCCAGATTTAACGATCATTTTTTTTAGATTCCTCTTGCTCTTTAGATATTTATCTGTTAAATTATATGCTTATATAAAGGAATGCATTCCATGAGAAAACAAAACTATCTCAACAACAGAGATATACTGAAAGAGATACACAAGAGTAAAAAAACGTACTGCAAATTCACAACACCAGAAAACGGTGACTTTGATATTATTCTCCCGGGTGTTGAGCGAATCAACAAAACAAACATAGCAGAAGGGCGCAAACTACGTGCTGAACGTTTAGGCCGTGCCGCTTTTGATGCCGCACAACTAGAGTCAACAGTAAAACTTAAACTAGACGAGTTTAAAGTAAACACTCGTGATGTTCCTGCAACCGATGTTGTGTTTAGAATTATGACTTTCGAACACATACCACTTGACCCGACTGGCGGCAAGAGGAAAAAGAAACAAATAAAAGAATTGTTTACCGAAGACGGGGATGACATTATTGAAGATGTTGTGCCTGACGATACTCCTGTAGCAAAAAAACACATAAGATGTAACTTCCCTCCGTTTTTCCACTATAAGATTACTGAAGATGGAGAGCCGTATCTAGTAGGCAAAAGTCATTGGATTGGAGATCTTGACACCGGAGAGTTTTCAAAAGATCATGGCACCATGACAAACAAACTAGCTCACATGTTTATTAAGTTATGCGAACGCTACGCCACTCGTAGTAACTGGCGGGGATACACATACAATGATGAGATGCGTAGTACTGCGCTCGTGCAGTTAAGCCAAATTGGATTACAGTTTGATGAGTCAAAGAGTCAAAATCCATTTGCTTACTATACTGCCGCGATCACAAATAGTTTTACTAGAGTGTTAAATATGGAAAAGCGCAATCAAAATTTGCGTGACGACATCTTAGAGATGAATAACTTAACTCCTAGTCATACTAGACAGAACGCAGAGAAATAGCCAAAGTCCTTGGCACGTACAACTTTATGTGTTATAATTACTAGATGACTAACCTATTTAAAAAAGCCGCCGTATGCACGGATATCCACTTTGGATTAAAAAGCAACAGTACTCAACACAACGAGGACTGTTTGAACTTTATCAAATGGTTTACTGCTAAAGCCAAAGAAGAGGGTTGTGAAACTTGTATTTTTACAGGTGACTGGCATAACAATCGTGCCAGTATCAATATTGTTACGTTGAACTACAGTCTTAAGGCACTCGAGCATCTAAACAACAACTTCGATCATGTGTTCTTTATTCCAGGCAATCACGACTTGTACTACAGAGACAAACGTGATGTGCAGAGTGTAGAGTGGGCTAGACACTTGTCTAATGTGCATATAATGAACGATTGGCAACAAGAAGGCGATGTTATCTTTGCCCCATGGATGGTAGGCGAAGATTATAAGCGTGTGCCCAAGTATTCAGGCAAGTACATGTTCGGACACTTTGAGTTGCCCAACTTCTTTATGAATGCTATGGTGCAGATGCCAGATCATGGTGAAATCAAAGCAGAAGCATTTGGTGGTATTGAAACTGTGTTCACAGGACACTTCCACAAGCGCCAAGTGCAACGCAACATACACTACATCGGCAACTGCTTTCCACACAACTATGCTGATGCCGCAGATGATCAACGTGGCATGATGGTGTTAGAGTGGGGAGAAGACCCCGAATACTTCAGTTGGCCAGATCAGCCACGCTATCGTGTGTATCAATTGAGTGATTTATTACAGAACACAGAAGCAAGGCTACAGCCTGGCATGCATGTGCGTGTTGATTTGGATGTAGAGATCAGTTATGAAGAAGCGACGTTTATCAAAGAAGAGTTTGTAGGCAAATACGGCCTGCGTGAGATTACACTTATACCACAAAAGCATGTATCGGATGATATAAGTTTCGACACTCAAGGCAATATCAAATTTGAAAGTGTAGACACTATCGTTACTGACCAACTAACAAATATCAACAGCGAGCAATATAGTCCAAACATGCTGTTAGATATCTATAGGAACCTATGAGTTGGCGTACTGTACAGCTAGGTGACAGCAACTGTGATCAAGATCAAATTATATTAGACTTATATAAAGACAATGCTGTTAATTACATAGGTAATGATCCTGAATTTGCTAATAAATTAACATTAGATATCAATAGCGAACATGCTGTAGCAGTGTTTAATCAGCCAGGCTTACTGTCAGATTTTATTAATTTTACACAGCAGTTAGCCAAGTACAAAACGTTTTATTTGGGCATAAATCGCTATTTTATATTGGGCAATGATACTACATTGACATACGACACTGTCAATAAAACAGATAGCGAAAATCTCTTTTTTACGGTACAGCAGGTGCTAAATTGCAATATAGTGCAGTCGGGAACGTATGACAATGATCAGGGACGTTACTTTAACTTTGTGCAACCTTTAACTTGGATATATGCGACAAACTAAAATCACAGCAGACAATCGTGAAGATTTTTATAGAACTGTGTATCCTGTTGTGGGTATGGATAAACACGAGCTGATAGATTTAAATCAGTTACCCGGCACAAAAGTATTGTTTGACAGTGCAGGGTGGCGTTACGAACAATTGTTTGCAGATCAAAAGATCGTTAAACTAGAACACTTAAACTCTTGTAGTTCTTACAAACTAGAGAGACAACAGTTTGATTACATTTATACAGATGCTAAAGTTCCTGCGTTAGAACTAGGAGAAAGCACTCTTGTGTATGATAACGGCACTTACTTGAAGTATAAAACTGCACAGGAAATAAAACAATCATTGGCATATTTGGCTGAACGGTTACAACCGACGATGATTGTGCTACGCATGGTTACTATGACACTAAATGACTTGCGTTTTGACAACAGAATACAAAGTTTTTTAAGCACCATCCCAGATGACTACTTTGTTACCAAGTTTGATTACACTGTAGGAAATCTTTACGTGGAAATGAAAATTAAAACAACATATGATTTCGATTGATTTCGTTCCTGGCTCACACGGGCACTTCTTAGAATATGTGTGCAACAAGTACATAATGGGGCAGACCGTGGACTTTGATCCGTTCAACAGTATAGGTGCTAGTCATGCTAAGTTCAGTAACGAAGCATATAACAAAAGCAAGTACTTTAGTGCATTACACTATTCTATAGAAAATATCAAACGATCTGACACTATACTGCGAATCACTATAGATCACGACGACTTGTTGATTCTTACAGCAGGAGCATTTTTACGTGCAGGAGATTCTAACATTAACTTAAACAGTTTAGAAAACAACACATACCATACACTGTTAGATAGCACATATTTTTCTTGGTTAGTAGAATCGTTAAACAATTCGTATCCTGAACTTGGGTTATCAGCAACAAATCCCAACTGCCCAAGACACATACTCAGGGAGTTTTTTAAATTTGGATTCATGCATCCAGAACAAAATGGATTAATTCTAGAATATAACAAACTATCTTACCCGTCTGACGTAAAATGTTTTGACTTTTCGTATAAAAGTTTTTATAATAAACAGTTGTTTTACAAAAGCCTTGAGAGGATTGCCAACTGGGTCGGTAAGAGTTGTAGTTTAGATATCAACGATACTATTTGGGATAAGTTTTACAGTAAACAGATTTTTAGAAATTACAAACGGCAGTGCGACGAAATAATTACTTACGTAAGAAACAAAGAAAGTCTAGCTATTCCTAATTTAGATTTATTACAAGAAAGTTATATCAATGGTGTACTGGAAAAACAGTATGACATTGAAATGCCTTTTTATCAAGAAAAGTATTTTACAAACACCGCTGAGATAATCAAACACTTATGTTTAAAGTAAAAACTCTTACAGTAAAAAACTTTATGAGCGTGGGTAACTCTACCCAAGCTGTGCAGTTTAACCGCAAGGACTTAACTCTTGTGTTAGGTCAAAATTTAGACTTAGGTGGGGACGATACTGGCGCACGTAATGGTACAGGCAAGACAACTATTATTAATGCTCTAAGTTATGCGCTGTACGGCGAAGCACTGACTAAGATACGCAAAGACAACTTGATCAACAAAACCAACGGCAAAAACATGTTGGTCACTATTGAGTTTGAAAATGCAGGTGTTGACTACAAAATTGAACGTGGGCGCAAGCCAAACACTGTGGCATTTTACGTTGGCGGGCAAGAACAAGACATTACAGACGAGTCACAAGGTGATTCAAGGGAAACACAAGCAGAAATAGAGCGCATGCTGAGTATGAGTCACGACATGTTTAAACATATTGTTGCTCTTAACACTTACACAGAGCCATTTTTAAGTTTACGTGCAAATGATCAGCGTACTATCATTGAGCAGTTGCTGGGTATCACTATGCTAAGTGAAAAGGCCGATACCCTCAAGGAACAAAACAAACAAACAAAAAACGATATTACAGAAGAAGAATATCGTATCAAGGCGGTGCAAGACGCTAACGAGCGTGTGCAAGAGCAGATCGAAGCTACACGTCGCAGGCAAACCTTGTGGCAAAACAAAAAACAAGAAGAAGTTGATAAGTTAGCCAAAGCCCTTGAAAACTTAGACAGTATAGATATTGAAGCAGAGCTATCTGCACACGATGCGCTAGACAAGCACAGTGCTGTGTCCAAAGACATAAGCGAAGCAAATCGTTGGCGTGCGTCAGGAGAGCAAGAGTGTACACGATTAGAGAAACATATCAAAAGTTTAAC